CAGCCGTCTCAAGCAGACCGGCTCGCCTTCGGCATTGCGTGACGTTCTTGCGTTGCGCTTGAAAGGCTAAATCATGGCTGTTCCAGCAAATACCTTCCAGACCTACCAAGCGGTGGGCAACCGAGAAGACCTCTCCGATGTGATCTACATGGTGTCGCCTTTCGACACCCCATTCCAATCGCTGATTGGCCGCACCAAAGCGTCCAGCACGACCCACGAATGGCAAACCGACGCGCTGCCATCGGCTGACGGCAACAACGCGCAGATCGAAGGCGACGATGCGACGCCCGGTTCTTTGGTCGCCACGTCGCGCCTGTCGAACCGCACCCAGATCAGCACCAAGGTGATCAGCGTTTCGACCATCCAAGACAGCGCCGTTGACAAGGCTGGCCGCAAGAAGGAATTGGCCTACCAAGTTGAAAAGGCCATGCGTGCGCTGAAGATCGACCGCGAAACTATCCTGTTGTCCAACCAGGCACCAGTGACCGGCAACGCCTCGACCGCCTCCAAGTTGCGCCCGCTGACCGGCTTCTACGCCACCAACACCTCTCGCGGTGCGGGCGGTGCCAACGGCACGACCTCGGCGGCTGCAACTGACGGCACTCAACGCGCCTTCACCGAAGCCCTGCTGCGCTCGACCGTCGCGTCGATCTTCCAAAACAGCAACAGCTTTGTTGACACGCTGATGGCCTACCCAAGCCAACGTGCGAACTTGTCCACCGTCCTGACTGGCGGTGCGACCAAGTTCTACAGCGTGGAAGACAAGACCCTGACCGCCACGGTTTCGGTCTACGACTCGGACTTCGGCCCGATCAAGCTGGTGCCCAACCGCTTCCAACGTGCTCGCGACATTCACTTGCTCAACAGCGAATACATCGCTTTGGCCGAGCTGGAGCCCGTGCAAATGCAAGACCTGGCCGTGACCGGCCTGTCTCGCAAGAAGCAAATCTGGGGCACCTACACCCTGGAAGTGCGCAACGAAGGCGCGTTGGGCGTCATCGCTGACCTGTCGTAATCAACGGCAACACAAGGCCCCTGGAGAAATCTGGGGGCCTTTTTCTTTGGGGCTCTCATGTTTGACGACGCACTACAGATTTTTCAAGACGGCGCATCGCTTACGACCGGCGCAGCTTCGGCGCGTGTGGCTTTGCCTGTGAACAGTGCGGGCATTGCTGCTCGTGTGGTTCGCGTCGCCGCGCTCAACGCGTGCTACTGCAAGTTTGGTGACGCAACCGTGGTTGCAACTGCCAACAACATCCTTGTCCAGCCTGCCGACGCTGTCTTGCTGACCGTGCCAAAGGGGGCCACGCACATTGCAGGCATCCAAGATGCCGCAGCGGGCAAGCTCAACATCCAGCCGGTCGAATACTGATGACATCGCTGATCCTGCCTCTGCATGTGGTTGAAGAGCTGCAAGAGCGCGACCGCCTAGCCGAGATTGAGAGAAAGCGCCGCATGGACGCTCATCTTGCAGCTTTGGGCGCTCGCACAGTCACGCACTACGACGAGGAAAGTGATTCGCTGATCGTCAAGCGTGAGCAGGACGCATCTGGTGCGCTTGAGTTTGCTCAAGCCTCGCGTGTGGCTCATCCTCGCAACGGCTACAGCGAAGACCGCAACCTTCGCCATGTGGGCGAGATCCCGGTTGTGGTGATCGAGGATTGGGTGAACAAAGGCTACATCACCGGCATCAACGACAACGCAGGTATTCGCAAGATGCTGACCGAGCGTGATTACAGCGGCTTCCGCACGGTGGACAAGCTATGAGCCTGACAACCTACACCGGGATTCAGGCTGCAATTGGCAACTGGTTAAACCGGCCAGACTTGACGGCTGTTATCCCTGACTTCATTGCGCTTGCAGAGCTTCGCTTCAACCGCGATTTGCGCTTGAATGCGCAGGACTCGACCGAGACGGGCACGCTGTCTGGTGGGTCTATCCCGATCCCAGATGACTTGATTGACCTCAAGCGCATCACGATCACGCGCAATGGCGAAAGCCATGATTTGCGCTACGTGACGCCCGAGGACTTCGACAACTACAGCCCAAAATCTGGCTATCCGTTCGTCTACACCTCGTTCACGAACAACTATCAGGTTGCCCCAGGCCCTGATGACGCTTACCCCTACACGCTGTTCTATTCGGCTCGCTTCCCTGCGTTGGCATCTGCTGGCACGAACTGGTTATTGCTCAATGCGCCCGATGTGTACCTGTATGGCTCATTGCTGGAAGCCTCTCCCTACTTGAAAGAGGATGGCCGCATTGTGTTGTGGCAGCAGGCTTACCAGACCAGCATCGGCAAGCTGCGCGAGCAGGACGAGAACATGCGTTACCCCAACGCCAACCTTTCAATTCGCGCTGACAGGTTCGCATGACGCCTTTGCTCGGTTTCTCCCCCGACGTTGAGCCAACAACGCCTGGCTGCATCGCGGGGATGTCCAACGTGATCCCGTATGAAGCGGGAATGAAGGCTGCGCCAGGTGCGGCCAATGCTGGGGTGAATGCCTTGGCTGCTGCTTGCGTTGGATCGGCTGTGGTGCGCCAACTCTCGGGCGGCTCTCGCTTCTTTGCGGGGACTTCATCCAAGCTGTATGAGGCATCGGGCACAGCATGGGCTGACGTTAGCTCTGGCACGTACACGCTAGGCACGGATGATCGCTGGTCGTTTGCTGGCTTTGGTGATGCTGTGTTGGCATCCAGCCCGGCTACTGTGATTCAGCGCTCAATCAGTGGAGCATTTGCGGCGATTGCAAGTTCCCCCAAGGCAAAGATCATTGTGTCTGTGAAGGGCTTTGTGATCGCTTTTGCGACCAATGAATCGACCTATGGAGACAGCCCGGATCGTTGGTGGTGTTCGGCGTTGTACAACGAGACAGATTGGACGCCAAGTGTCTCAACGCAATGCACGACTGGCCGACTAACTGATGGATCTGGCGGCTTCACAACGGCTGTGCGCTTTGGTGATCAGGTGGTTGCATACAAGCAGCGCTCGATGCACCTGGGTCACTATGCGGATGCTCCTGCGGTGTGGGCATGGTCCGTTGTCTCGTTCGATGTGGGCTGTGTTGGCCCTGAGGCTGCGGCAGATACGTCAATTGGCCACATCTTCGTCGGCTCCGATGATATTTACCACTTTGACGGCACGCGCCCTGTCTCGATTGCAAGCGGCACTGTTCGCAAGTGGTGGCTTGATAACTCGTCGGCGCAGTACCGCTACCGCACAAAGCTGCTGTGGGATCGTGATAACTCGCTGGTGTGGGTGTTCTTCCCCTCAAGTGGTTCAACGGGCGCATGTGATGACTGTTTGGTGTTCCATGTCGGCACTCGCCAGTGGGGCCGGGTGAACATTGCTGTTGAGTCGGTGGTGAGCTACGTAAGCCCATCGATCACGTATGACTCAGGGACTAGCCTGGTCACGACATACGACACAGGCCCATCCATTGCGTTTGACTCGCCTTTCTGGTTGACCCAAAAGAGCAACCCGGCAGTCTTTGACCCCTCGCACCTGATACGCACACTGACGGGCGTCCCTGAATCATGGTGGTTTGAGACTGGCGACTATGGCGACGAAACGCAGTGGTCGTATTGCTCTGATCTACGGATGCGATTTGCTCAAAAGCCATCGACGATCACTTGCACATCCAAGACAAAGCAGACAAGTGGTGACGCGCTGGTGACGGTTGCAACGGTGAGCCATGACGGCTCCAAATTCCCAACGCGTCAGACCTCGCGTTTCCATCGTTTTCGCGTGGATGGTGCAGGCTCCGGCGCTTTCTCAGCCATTGCGCCAACGCTCAAGGATGCGGGGGCGCGATGAGGCTGACAGAAGAATCTCGCCTGCCTGGTGAGCTTCCCAGGCTCTTGCAGAACTTGACCGATCGGTTTCGGGATATTGCCCGCCAAGTCAACGGGATCAGCGAGGGCAAGCAGTCGGCCAACCATGCGGCGATGTCTTCTGTGCCTACGGGCGGCACTTGGGCTGTGGGTGATTTTGTCCTCAACAGCAACCCAACAGAAGCTGGATCGGCTGGCTCGAAATACATCGTTCATGGATGGCGTTATCTGGCTACGGGCTGGGTGCAGTGCCGCTATTTGACGGGAAATTGATGTTCCTTGAAGTGATCCCCTCCACGCACATTGACAAGGCGTGGGTAATGGGTGCGTCTTCCCTTGCTCTGGCTTGCGACGCCAGCGGCGGGGAGATTACAGGCGACCAGCTCAAGATGATTTTGAGCCGTGGTGAGCGCTCCCTGATTGCGATGAAACGCGGAGAGGCTGTTGATGGAT